GGGACCTACACCGGAAGCTCATGAACGAGGAAAACGTGATCATGGGTTTCATCTGCTTCGATCTGATGGAACGCGGAAAGCTCCGGCACATCCGGAGCGTCCACTTCAAGGAGCGCGTGGTCCAGAGAAGCCTTTGCGATAATGCCTTGATCCCTGTTTTGAGCCGCGGCCTCGTCTATGACAACGGCGCGAGCCTCAAGGGCAAGGGCATCCACTTCGCAATGTTCCGCTGCAAGAAGTATTTGCAGGAGTATTTCAGAAAACACAGGACCAATGAAGGCTGGGTCCTGCAAATCGACTTCAGCGGCTATTTTGACAACATCCAACACGGTCCGATCTGGGAGATGCTCGATCGGCAATTCACAGATCATCGGATCATCCGCCTGACGAGGAAGTTCGTCGAATCATTCGGCGAGAGCAGCCTGGGGATCGGAAGCCAGGTCTCGCAGATCCTTGCGATCACATATCCGACGCGGATCGATCACTATGTCGCGGAGGTCCTTCGGCTGAAGGGCGAGCGCTACATGGACGACAGCATCTATTTTAGCAGGAGCCGCGAGCAGCTGGAGAAGGCGCTGGCGATCCTGCGGCCGATGTATGCGGCCATCGGGATCAAACTGAATCCAAGGAAGACACAGATCATCCCGCTCAAGCATTTCACCTTCCTCAAGGTCCGGTATGAATTGACGCCGACCGGGAAGGTGATCATGAGGCCATGTCGGAAGAGCATCGTCCAGGAGCAGAGGAAGCTCAAGAAGTTCAAGAGATTCCTGGCCACCGGAGAGATGAAGATCGAGGACGTCCGGACGAGCTATGAGAGCTGGCGCGGCGGGAAGACGCACATGGACGGATACAAAAGCATCCGGAGCATGGATAAACGATATACAGACCAATTCGGTCTGATACCGGCAGCAATTAAGAAAAAGAACAGGAGGAGAAACAAATGTTCGGGTATGTAGACGACCAGGGAAGACTTCTCGGTCTGAATGAGGCAGACATGAGCGGCAATTCCGGCTGGATGCCGGTGGCCACGGTCCTCACCGTGAGCGATCCTCTGACGGACGATCACGGAGCGGCCTTGTATAAGGTCGTGAACGGGACGGTCCAGGAGCGCTCCCAGCAGGAGCGCGAGGCGGATTGGCCTCCTGCACCGACGCCGCAGCCGTCCCTCTCCGAGCGGATCACGTTCGTCGAGGATTGCCTGCTTGAGATGTCCGAGATCGTGTATCAGTAACGGCCATGATGTGGATCAGGACGTTATTGTGCAGGATATTATTCGGGAAAGGAGGGGAAATCATGATGGCCATGTTGTGGGCGCAGCGGATCATGTCCGCGTCGACTCTGGAGGAGGCTCATGCTCTCTGGTATAGAGTGCCTCGCCTTCTGAAGGAGAAGGTCAGGGAGATCCTGATCGAGTCTGGTTGTGAGGATCTGATTCCCGATGAAGACTAACGAAGCGAAGGAGCCGTCCGGAGGTCACGGACGGCTCCGCTCGTTCTTCGAGATCCATGACAACGGCGACGGGACGGCGGACATCTACTTCGACAAGGGAACCGTCTTTCCGATGACGGACGATCTCACCGGCGAGACGGATGTGGACATCCTCTGCCGGGTGATGAAGGGCGTCGAGCTGTTCGACGGGATCGAGGAGGACATCCGGGAACGGTATGAGAGCTGGTATCAGAGCGCGGAGGTGATTTGGCTATGATCAGCGCGGAGGAGTTCTCCAGAGCTGGGAGCAAGTATCTCGGCAGGCCATACGACCGAAAGCAACCGGGCGGGATGGATTGCCAGGACTTCTATGAGCAATGTCTCAAGGATTGCGGCCTCTCGATGGATCTGGGCGGATCAAATGCCTGGTATCGAAAGATCAGGTCGACCGGCTGGACAGGATCTCCGGAGGAGTGCAAAGCAAAATTCGGATCAATTCCGAAGGGCGCGACACTCTTCATCCATGCCTTTGATGGCGGGGAGGAGAAGCGCGGATATCATGACGGCCTGGGAAACGCCTCTCACATCGGCATCAAGACCGGAACCGGGAAAGGCGCCATTCACTCCAGCGCCTCGCGGGGATGCGTCGCGGAGTCAGAGTTCCACGACAAGACGATCCGCGGCGGAGGCTGGAACATGGTCGGCCTTTCGACTCTGTTCGATTACGGAGACAAAATAAACAGGATCCTCAACGGTGGCGCAGATCCGGAACCGGATCCGGAGCCGCCTTGGGACGATCCGGGAGGCGATGAAGACGTGAAAACACCGGAGACGGCCGTCGTGGACGTCCCGAACGGGACGACGGTCAACATGAGATCAAAACCGGCGACATCCTCGGCGCTGGTCGAACGGATCCCGCACGGAGAGACGGTCAACGTCCTCAAAAAGGATCCGGATTGGAGCAAGTGCAGCTGGAAGAAGTGGACCGGCTGGATCATGAATGTCTATCTGGTCTTCGGCCAGGAAGAAGATCCGGACGACGGAGACGACTTCCCGGACTTCCCGGATGATCCGGATGATGGAGACACCGCGGGCGAGTATGTGACGATCAAGATCGCCGCAGAGGACGCGATGCACCTCTATTCCTTCCTCGGCCTGATGAAAGATCAGATCGAGAAACAGATAGGAAGGGGGTGAAGAGATTGGAAACCGTGATCAAAATCGCCAGCCTTGTCGGGATTCCCTCGATAATCTCCGGGATCTTTGCTCTGGTCGTTACGCGTATGCTGAAAAAGCGGGACGCGAAGCAGGAGCAGATCGTCGCGCAGAATATCGAGATGGAAAAGCAGAACAAGGCCATCATGCTCGGCGTCCAGGCGTTCCTCCGGGATCGCCTGCTCCAGGGATACAAGCATTATCTGGCCAAAGGCTGGGCGGATTATGATGACCGCGAGAACCTCGAAAACATATACGCGCAATATCACACGCTGGGGGCGAACGGCATCATGGACGACATGAGGGACCAATTCCGGAGTCTGCCGTCACAACCTAAAGTGTGAAAGAATAAGAAAAAGGAGGAGCCAAACCATGAAGAAACTTTTCATTGCTCTCTTGGTTGCGCTGTTTGCCGTCATGCTCTGCTCCGTGGCGCTCGCTGAAGGCGAGCTTCCTGCGGAGCCGTTCACCTGGCAATACATCGCCACGATCGCCGGGGCCACCGCGGCGACTCTCCTGATCGTCCAGCTGCTCAAACTGCCTTTGGACAAGATCTGGAAGATCCCGACGCGGGTCTGGGTGTATATTATCGCGCTCGCCTTAATGTTAGCGGCGACGACGTTCACATCCGGCCTCGACTTACAGACAGGACTTTTGACGGCGGTAAATGCCGTCATTGTCGCATTGGCGGCTATGGGAGCCTATGAGATGACGTTCAACAGAAACGGAAACGGCTAATAAGTGGCCTCAAAAGTGGACGCAAAAGTGGACGCAGAGCCGGACGCCGGTCTCCGCGGATCCTTGATTCTCAAGGCTTTCCAAAGTTCGCCTGTGAAATAAGAAAATCGTCAAAACGTAGGAATATCAACGCTTTCGGACTCTTTTCGAGACATTGACATCGTGGGGGTCATAGGTTCGAGTCCTACTAATCCCACTCCCCGGAGCCTTGTAAATCAAGGCGCCGGGGTTTTTCTTTATTTGTGGACACGAAAACCGTGGGGGTAAGTGGACACAGAACTGGACACAGACGCGCCTGGGGCAGATCGCTCCGGGCGCTTATTTTTTTTCGAGAAATTTCAAAAAAAGTGTTGACAATACTATATATAGTATATAATTAAACCATCGAAAGGCACAAAGCCGAAAGGAGTAAGAAAGATGAGAAAGTTCGAGATCGGGAAAGAGTACAGCATGAGGAGCGCCTGCGATCATGAGTGCGTGTGGACCTACACGGTCATCGACCGGACGGAAAAGACGATCACGCTCAAGGATGACTCCGGAAAGATCATCAAGCGCGGGATCAGCAAGCAGACGAGCGAATATCTCAAAGCCGAAGCGGTTCGGCCGCTCGGATCCTACTCGATGGCGCCGATCCTGGTCGCCTGACAGCTGAAAGCCTGACCTAACGGGCATACGGGGAACAAAAAAGGAGGATGGGAACAATGACAGCTCAAGAAATGGGAATCGAAGTCGCGAAGGCATACATCGAAGGGAATGACGAAGTAAAAGCGGCCATCATGGAGATCTTCACAGAGGAAGAGCGTGAGATCTTCCAGAACTTCCTCGGGTTCTATCAAATGTTCATGGATTCGGAGCATTATAAAAGGATCAAGAATCTGACGCTCGTCGGATTACTGAAAGAGTTTTACGGAGCATAAAGAGAAGCCGAGCCGGGGCGGCGGGTCCCCGGCAGAAGGGAGAGAGACATGAACCAGGAGCAGAAGGCCAAGAAATCGGCATACGATCAGAAATACATGAAGGAGAACATCATTCGGAAGCTGATCGCCTTTAATATGACAAATGAAAGAGACGTCGAAATTTTTCGACATCTCAAGCAGCAGAAGAACACGACAGAATATATAAAAGGCTTAATATGGACAGACATGGGCAGAGAATAAAGAAAAGCGGCGCAGATCGCGCCGTTTTTTATTATCCAGCTGCGCTTTCGCCGGGATCTTCGACCGGATGTTCCTGATCGAAGATATCGGCCACGACATCCTGGAGACCGGGCATCAGATAACCATACAGATCCATCGTGATCTTGATGGAAGCATGGCCGAGACGCTCGGAGATGATCTTCGGCTGGACTCCGCGGCGGATCAGCATGGCCGCGTGAGTGTGGCGGAGGTCATGGAAGGACGCTTCCGGCATCCGGGGCCGGTTCTCCACTTCTCTCTGCTTATTGATCTCACGGATCAGGCGGAGGACCGGGTGAGAGTATGATTTCAGCGAGTAAGGCTTTCCGGTGGACTTCACACAAACGCGGTGGCCGGGGTTATATTGCAGAGTGTGGACATTAGGACGGCGGAGAAAAGCGTGATATTCTGTCAAAAGCTCGGCCATCACAAAGGCCGGCATCGAGATCGTCCGGGACGAGAGCGCCGTCTTCGGGTCCTTCTGATGCTCTTTCCCGTCCGGAGTCATGGTCACGGCCTCGCGGATCGTGATCCGGTTGTGATCAAAATCGACCATCTCCCAGGACAGACCGGCACATTCTTCCCGGCGAAGTCCTCCATATAAGGCAAGGAGGAGCGGGATCCGGTAATCTTTCGTCCTTCTCGCTTCAGAGCTGGCCGCAGCGACAAGATCCTCGACATCAGCGTCAGAGAGGATTTTCTGCGGACGCTTCGGGATCTTCGGGAGATGAACATTCGCGAGGGGATTGATCGGGATCAGCTTCTCATCGATCGCCCAGGAGAGAGCAAGACGGAGCGGCTCGGTGTAATCGACGGCCGTCCGGATCGAGACGCGCTTCTTCAGATCATCGAGAAGAAGGCCGAAGCGCTGGGTCGTGAGTTTTTTGACGGTAAGCTCCGCGATAAAGGTCACGGACAGCTGGTCGATGCCGTTCGAGTATTTGGCGCGAGTCGTCGCGGCCAGATCGGAGCAATGATCGGCGAACCATCTCTCCATAAGCTCGGCACACGTCGCAGAATCGCCGTGAATGTCGATCCCGGCGGAGGATTTAGCTTCCAGATCCTTCGCGGCAGCCCAGGCGTCCTCCTTCGTGAGAAATCCGGAGACGCGCTTCTCCCGCGTGACTCCATACTCGTCCTCATAACGATAACGGAGACAGTATTTCTTTCCGCGCTTCGTTACAGATGCCATTTTATCGCCTCCTAAACAAGATATATCACATTGCCGACTCGAAAATATCGTTTTTTTCTTCCGGAAGGTCTAACAGTTTACGAACAGACGAGCGAATACCAGGATCGGCGGATCTGTACGCATTAAGAAGACTTAACTCGTCGGGCGTGATAGCTTCTCGCGGAAGAATGAAAACGAGGGGATCAATGCCGAGGACGCAAGAAAGATCGTCAATTTTATCGCGTCCGAGTTTGCCGATCTCGCCGCTTTCCCATCTACTGACGGTGGCGCGAGTGACGCCGACAGCGCGTCCGACGTCTTCGAGAGTCATATCTTTTTCGATCCTCTTTTTTCTGATCAATTCACCGATTGTCATGCTATCGCCTCCTATGGTTTGAACTTATATTATCATCTGTTACGCATAATTGCAAACTTTTTTATAAATAATGATTGACAAGTCGAAAAATATGATTTATGATACACGCAGATGTTACGCAAAGACGTAACAAAAAGAGAGAAAAAGGAGGCGGAGAAGATGAACAAGAACGCGCTAAAAGCGAAGATTGTCGAGCGTGGTATGAACGTCGAGGGATTCTGCAAAGCGGCCGGATTCAACCGGGCGACGTTCGATCGAAAGATGAACGGGTCCAGCGAGTTCAACAGGGACGAGATGGAGAGAATCATCGTCACGCTAAAATTGACGACAGAGGAAATGCGAAACATTTTTTTTCCTCTTCATGTCGCGTAAACGCGTAACAAATGGAGGCTAAACAATGAACGAGGTCAACAACGTCGGAAAAGGTCTCGTGCTGATCGTCTTGACGGGCGTGGCCTTGATGGCTCTGAAACTCGGAAACGTGATCAGCTGGAGCTGGTGGTGGGTGACGATCCCGTTCTGGGGTCCGATCGCTCTGATCATGATCGCCTTGATCATCCTGGTCGCGCTCAAGATCTTCGCGAAGCTGCTCGGATGGATCGTGAAAAAGATATGAGCGTCGATATGAAGCAATACGAGCGCCTGATCATCGAGAAGGACAGAAATTATCTGTCTCACGCGGAGGACGGGGAGCCGGTCTGGCATTGGAGTCCATATCATGCCTGGTGGGATCCTTTCAAAGGCAGATACGCGAGAAAAGTCGCGGACAAGGTCGGCGGGATCGTCAGAGTCTTCAATCCGATAACGGGAGACATCAAATAGGAGGCCGAAGCATGGCGGGATTATCAAAGACGACACAATGTCGGGGATGTGGCGCGGACATCGCCTTCATCAAGACAAAAAAGGGGAAACCGATGCCGGTTAATCCGGAAAAGGTCTATTTCATTCCAGCGGGAGGACCGAACACATACGTCATGGCAGACGGATCAGTCGCAAGAGGACGGAGTCCGAGATGGGACGACAAGGAAAGCACGATTGGATTTATTAGTCACTTCGCAACCTGTCCGGCCGCGAAAGATTTCAGAAAGTGAGGGCGCAGAGATGACAATCGGAAAAACGATCGGAAGACTCAACGTCCTCGCGGAGCTTACGCGGGAGACGATCGCGGAGGATATGAGCGAGACGCACATGATCGCGGTCGACGCGGAGGATCTGGAAGCGCTGCGGAAGGCCGTGATCGTCCTGGAGTGCGTCCGGGTGACGAGCGGGGTCTTCGATAAGGAGGGAGCGGAATGAAGGTCGGAAGAGTGTTCTGTTTCTTCGAGCAATCCGGGACCTTCAAGAACAGATTCAAAGAGTTAGGAATCCAGGCGGAGGACTTCGACATCCTCGACGACTTCGGCCAGACGGATCACAAGGTGGATCTGTTTGCGGAGATTGAGAAAGCATACGACGGGGAGCCGTCAATCTTCGATGATATAACGCCGGACGATCTGATCCTCGCCTTCTTCCCTTGCACACGCTTTGAGACGGTCATTCCGCTCGCGTTCAGAGGAGAGCAAAGGCAACAAAAGAACTGGACGGACGAGAAAAAGCTGGCGTATTCCATGAAGCTCCACGGGGAGCTGCATTTCCTCTATATGTTGCTCTGTAAACTCTTCACGGTTTGCTTGAGGGGGGGGGTATCGCCTCATAGTAGAGAACCCGTATCACCAAGAGCATTATCTGAAGACATATTTCCCGGTGAAGCCGAAGCTCGTCATCAAAGACAGAACGGTAGAGGGAGATTATTACAAAAAGCCGACTCAATTTTGGTTTGTGAACTGCGATCCGGAGCAGAATGTAATCTTCGAGCCGCTTGACTTCGTGAAGACGCACACGATTGAGCGCATAGGAAAGACGGATGACGGCCAGAGCGTCCAGGTCCGGAGAAGTTTAATTCATCCGCAATTCGCGGAGAGATTCATAAGGAGCTACGTTCTCGACGCGCAATAAGGAAGGAGGGATCACAATGGCGAGATATATGACGCCGGTGGAAGCATCGGAAGAGCTGGGGATCAGCAGAGCGACGATCACAAGATGCAAGAAGCTCGGAGCGCCGGTCCATTATGTCGGGACCTGCGGCCGGTTCTATCGGATAGATCCGGACGAGTTCTCCGCATGGATGAACGCCCAGGGCGAGACAAACGCGAGAGAACAGGCGAGAAAGCTCTCCGTCCTGGAGTTAAGAGCAAGGCGCCACGCAATGTGTGGATAAAAAGGAGGTTTATCAATGAAATCACAAAGCATCAGCATCAGCGGGCGCTCGTTCTATAAGTTCCGGGCGCTCATGGACGCCTCGCTCAATAAGGCTGTGGAGAAAATGCTCAAGGCCGAAGTGAACGAGGGGACGGTCTCCGGGCAGATTGCGATCAAGCTCGACAGATCTGTCAACGATGACACCGGGGAAGTCACGATCAAGCCGCGCTTCGTCTTCAATACGACGCTTTCGGTCCCGGTGAAGATCTCGGAGAAGGATGAGACGAATGAGGATCTGGTCCTATTCAGGGACGAGAAAGGCAGGATCAGGATCTGCGAGAACCAGGTCACAATGGACGACATCATGGCCAACTCGGAGATCGTTCCGGATCCGGATCCGGAGGACGAGTTGGCGAAGAAGATGGCCGAGGATGGCCAGAAGGACGCGGAGGAGGATCCAGACGAGGAAGAACCGGCGGAGGACGATCAGGAAGAGGAGGACGGCGATCATGGAGAACGTGAGGAGCCTTCTGGCGAAACTTGAGAAGATCGCGGAGGAACACGGAGACCGGGTCGACGTCTGGATCGGGACAGATTGCATCGAGATCGAGGAAGTCGAATATCTTCCGGAAACAAATGAAGAGTATGAAGCTGTCATCATCAGATAAAAAAAGAGAGCCTCCCGACCGTCGACAGATCGAGAGGCACGGCCCGAAGGCCGAGAACAATGTTCGGAGGTATTATACCATGAAAATCGCTTCAAGAAAAGTCCTGATCATAATTTCGGCGCTTGTGATCGCGCTGATAGCGTTCGGAGTCAATGCGCTCGACGATTATCTTGGCCGGACAGCCTGGGAACGCGCTGCGGATGTCGTCTATCCGATGACGAACCAGCGGATCGAATGGACCGGAGCCGGGTACAGCTGGAGGTGATCCGCGTGAGAAGAAGACGGCAACAGATCACAGAGAAGCAGATTGGAGAGCTTCTCCGGGAGAACACCTTCGGCGGATCCAGAGAAGGAAGACACGCGAAGAAGCAGCAGATCCCGATTATCACAACCGAGGAAGGCATCAAGATCGAATGGGAAGGCCATCGGGAGGAATATCCTCCGATCGTCAAGCTGAAGATGACGGACGGATCCTGGATCACCTACCAGATCAAAGTCGAGCAGCCGGCCTTCTCTCCAGCGCTCGCTGATCTTGAGAAGATGCAGAGAGGATATCCGCGGAGAAGGTCATGAGCTACACAGAATTATCAAAGAGATTGATGAAAGTTCTCGACGAGCGGCGGAGGATCAGCACGAACAAGCTGGGAATGTTGCCGCTCCGGGGACATGAGGAAGAACACGAACGTCTCTCAAAAGAGGCGGAGGAGATTCGGAAAGAGATGAGGAGGGCCAGGTATGGCACGATCGAATGACGGTCCGAGATATTGCCGCGGATGTGGCGCGGAGATCCTGATCATTAAGACGGGCGGATTCTATGGCCGCGTGACGGTAGACGCGGAGGCAGTATGGATCAAACAGCAATCCGGCGGGAAGAATTTCTTCACGGCAGACGGACGGACGGTCTTCGGCTATGAAGCCGGGGACGCGGACGACGATCCGGACGCGAACTTCATTCTCGCATACATTCCACACAAAGGGCATTGTCCGAACAACGGACGCGCTCCGAGGAAAAGACAGCGCAGGCCGAGCGGTTACGGAAGATAAGGAGGACATCAATGGATAACTTGAGCATCTTCGACCTCCTACCGGAGGAAGAGGCGGCGAAGTTCAGACCGCAGAAAAGCACGGATTGGAAATGGACGTTTTCCGATTATCCGAAGAAAAAGAACGGTCTGAAGGTCTTCAGCTGTTTCGCTTGTGGGGGGGGGTCGACCATGGGATATAAGCTCGCGGGGTGCGATGTGATCGGATGCTGCGAGATCGATCCGAGAATGAACGAGGTATATATCAAGAACCACCATCCGAAGCATAACTTCTTAATGGATATAAGAGACTTTAATGAGACACCGAACGAAGATCTCCCGGAGGATCTGTTCGACCTGGACATCCTGGACGGGAGTCCGCCTTGTACGACGTTCAGCATGGCAGGACAACGTGAGGAAAGCTGGGGCAAGAAAAAGAAGTTCCGCGAAGGACAGAAGGAGCAGACGCTCGACGATTTGAGCTTCGTGTTTATCGAGACGGTCAAGAAGTTGATGCCGAAGGTCGTCATCATGGAAAACGTGGAAGGGCTGATCTTGGGCGAGGCTTTCTCCTATGTGCAGAAGATATACAAGAAGTTCGAGGAGATCGGATATAAAGTCCATCATTGGCTCCTCAAGGGCGAGTTGATGGGAATCCCGCAGACGCGGCACAGAGTCTTCTTCGTGGCTTGCCGTGACGATATAGGAATAGATCCGACGCGGTTAGATATGTCTTTCACTTATGAGCCGGTAACTTACGGAGAGATCAAAGAAGGTCAGGGATATCCGTTAAATCCAAAGACGAAAGACTATCAAGCGTTATGCAAAGCGCAGCCGGGAGACTCCGGGATCGACAAGATATATGAGAGATTAGGAGAAAAGCCGCGGAGGTTCAGCGCTCGGATCTGCTGGGACGATCAAGTCCTTCCGACGATCGTCGCGAAACTGTTTCATTACAGACCAGACGAAAAAGCAGGGATATCGATCAAGGACACGACACACGCGCAAACATTTCCGGAAGACTATGACTTCATGTCAGAAAGTCATCTCGATGTCGAGTATATCTGCGGGATGTCGGTTCCTCCGGTCATGATGAAGAGGATCGTCCAGAGGCTAATTGATCAAGGTGTCTTCAATTATAAGGGAGTGAGCTGAATGGGAGAGCGCATCAGGGCAGAGGTCGAGTTGGAAGGCGGCGGATCGACCTGGTGGTATGTCTGCGGCGAATGTCACGACGCAATCAATTATCAGGCGGATATCTGTCCGCATTGCAAAGCGGTCCTCTCCTGGGACGGCTTCGGCCTTCCGGGATTGAGCAATCAGAAAAAGAAGATCTACACCGGCGAACACACAGAACCGGCAGAATAGGAGGAAGCTCATGCGGAAAGCATACAAGAAAGCGAGATTCCGGAGAGTATGGTTTCGGCGGTTAGACATGAGCATGAAATGGTCATTTGTCCCGATCGAGATGTTTGATAAGAGAAGGATATTCAGATTACCACATCGGCGGAGGCATGATCTCCGGCCGTGGGAATAAGGAGGACAACAATGAACAACAACGACGGCCTGACGATGCCGGGGAAGTGTGAATCATGCGGAGCGAAGGGACCGCGCTTCCGGTTCCGGAATGACTTCGCGCAGCCGGTGATCCGGATGGATCTCTGTCCGACGTGCATGAGGACCGCGCTCCGGTGCATGGGGATCTTTATGCGGACGCCAGCCGGACGGCAGGCGCTGGCCGCAAAGCAAGCAGAAGCGAGACAATAACAGATCTGTCCGGATTAACGTCGCCCAGAGAGACGGCCATCCGGACAATATGAGCGGAGGGTCTGGCCTGTCCGGTTCAAATCCGGATCCGCTCACCTTCTTCCTATTATATAGACATCCAGGGCGGAGGCCCGAACACGGGGACGGATTCCCGATTGAGGGGCTTGTATTGAGTATTAACAAAGCGCACGTCCCTCGGATCCGGAGGGAGTCCTGGAAGACGATCAGGATCAGAGAGTCCGAATGGATCCTCCGTCATCCTCCAGACGATAACGATGATGATCAGAGGGGAAGGGGTGTCGGGGAAACCAAAGCGCCTCGACACCTGGGAGACGGATCAGCTGCTGGCGCTTTGGTGTCCCTGACCGTATAGAGAGGAGTTTGTCAGGATGTGGGAGTTCGAGTGTCTGTTCGACGCGGAGATCAATCCGGACGATCAGACCATGCTGTCCGAGTTCTGGCGGGACGAGAAGACCGGGATCAAGCTCGGCCGGATGGGATACCGGCGGCGGACGACCAAGGCCGGGAACCGGATCGAGGCGGAAGTCTATCCGGTCTTCGGGAGGAACGACCGGGCGAAGGCCAGGGCAGCGCGGAGGAACATCACGCCGGAAGCACAGCAGAAGCTCAACGTCGAGAGATCCGCGAGGCATCTGATCCAGCTGGTCGAGGCGAACTTCGGCGAGACGGATCTGGCCATGGGACTCAACTATCAGGGAACGCCTCCGGATGATGACCGCGTCCGGAAGGATCTCCGGAACTTCTTGAACAAGGTCAAGCGCCTCCGCGAGAAGCGCGGCCTCCCGGAGCTGAAATATATTTACGCAATCGGCGGGGACGAGATGCCGTCGCCTGGATATTCCGGGAAGCGGCCTCACGTCCATCTGATCCTCTCCGGAGGATTGAGCCGCGAGGAGCTGGAGGAGATCTGGAAGAAAGGCAATCCCGGACACGGGGCCACGAACTGCGACAGACTCCAGCCAAACGAGGACGGCCTCGAAGGGATCGCTCGCTATCTCATGAAGCAGCGCTTCGATCGTCCGGAGAAGAAGAACGCGAAGAAGTGGAGCCGGTCGCGGAATCTGAAGGAGCCGCAGCGCCGGACATCGGATTGTAAGATCTCGAACGGCAGGGTCAAGCGGATCGCCTTTGATTTCTTGAACCATGCCAAGGAGACGATGGAGAAGCTATATCCAGGATACACTCTCCAGAAGACACAGGTAAATTACAGCGACGTGGTCGACGGGGTTTATATACGCTGCATCTTGAGGAAGATCAAAGGAGGAAGGCAACATGGAACGGTCTGAAATTCTGATCCGGTATCGGTGGCTCATCCTGGAATCGGAGACGCTGTCGAAGCAGGCGGACAAGGTCATGGGCATCGGCATCCAGGCGGACGTCCGGTCGACGTGGCCATCGAAGGACAAGCTCAAGGGATTACCGGGCGGGACCAATGATCCGGAGACGGCGAGCGCCCAGCGGTTCGATTGGTACATCAAACACCTCCGGGATCACGCGGAGGAACTGATGGACATCTGCGGGAAGTTCGAGGAGACAATCAATCTCCTGACGGAAGACGATGCCCGCGTGATCTGCCGGATGTATTACGGGATCGGAATGACAGACGAGGCGATCGGCGAGAAGGTCCACGCGGACCAGGCCACGGTCAACAGGATCCGGAATAAAGCGCTCGCGTCTCTGGATCTTGCATAAAGAATCATTGATTGCATACCGGGATTGTGATTCTCTTATATCATGGAGTTCGATCGATAAGGGAAAACAATCTGGGGTGCTGCCGGTTTTATTACTCCTTTCCGGTGGCGGGGCGTTCAAGCGCCAACACGAACGCGAGGAGGGCGGCGCATCTTGGGAAGCAGATCGAGCCGGTGGCCATACGTTCGACGCATGGCATGGGACCGGGATCGGAAGGCGCGGGCGCCGTGCCACATCTGCGGCCAGCCGATCGACTATCATCTGGATCCGTCATCCGCTCCTGATTCCTGGGAGCCTGACCACCTGATTCCGGTGGCCAGAGATCCATCCTTGGAGCTGGATCTGACGAACATTCTGCCGTCTCACATGAAATGCAATCGCGTCAGAGGAGACGGAATAAACGGCGAAAATGAACTCGGAAGAAGAAGTCGAATTTGGTGATTTTCAAATCGCCAAAAATCCGAACTTTTTTCGAGTCTTTTTTATAGCCTTCCGAGGGGGAGGGGCCAGAAAATCTCGCGCGCGCGTCGAAGGAAGAGACCACCGACGGCAGTCTTTTCCCCCTCCGGAGAAAATGAGAAATTTTTTTCGGTTTAGGTCAAAAAAGGAGTGAAAAGCATGACCAAGAACGAGAAGAAGCTCGTCGAGGGTCTCGATCCGATCATGCGCGAGCCTGCCGTCGTCGTCATGAAGATCGAGAAGGCGACTCGGAAGAAATTGACCAAAGAGATGATCCGGAAGTATGACGAGATGCCGCTCGCTCAAGAGGTTACAAGCACACAGGGCGAGAAGGTCCTCAAGAGTAACCCGGAGATGGCGGAGTTCCGGTCGACCGTCCAAATGTATTGCTCCCTGGTTAAGACGATGCAGGCCGTCTTCGCCGACAAGCCGGAGCCGGTCGAGATGGATGAGATTAACTCCATCCGGGCGAAGCTGAAGCTGGCCAAATGAAGGGCAGGACGGAGCCGCGGCTCTACACGAAGGAGCTGCGGCAGCTCACCGAGGAAACGTCCCTCGGCTATGCATGCATAGAGTACGCGAACAAGATCCTCCGGAAGACTCTCTATCCGTTCCAGGAGTGGGCGCTGATCCATGCGCTGGAGATCGTCGGCGACCTGGACGGGGAATGGCGCTTCCGGTTCCGGATCATCCTGTTCATGGTCGCCAGACAGAACGGGAAGACGACGCTCTCGGAGATCATCTGCTCCTTTTTCCTCAACGTCCTCCAGGTCGAGGACATCTTCGGGACTTCCCTCTCGCTGGAGAAGGCGGAGGAAGTCTGGGAGGCCGTGATCAAGGACCAGGAAAGATTTCCGGAGCTGTCAAAAGCCATCGAACGGATCAGCAGGACAAACGGGAAAAAGCGTCTGGATCTGAAAGGTGATCGGAGTTATAAGGTCGGCGCTCCTTCACGGAGGGCAGGCCGTGGAGACTCGAACGATCTCGTCATGCTGGACGAGGTCCGCGAGCTTCGGGATTGGGAAACCTGGTCGGCAGCTGCGGCCAGCACGACGGCGAAGCCGAACGGCCTGATCATCGGATTCACCAACGCGGGCGATCCGGATTCGATCGTCCTGCGTCAGCTACGCGCCCAGGCGCTCGGCCAGAGTGTCGACCTGGGCGGAGACATCGACGCGAACACGCTGGGCCTGTTCGAGTGGTCCGCTCCGGAGGGATCCGCGACGGACGACATGGACGCGATCGCCCAGGCGAATCCGGCGCTCGGATACGGTCTTTTGACAGAGCGGGCGCTGATGGCCAACAGGGCGACATATCCGGAGCAGAAGTTCCGATCGGAATGTATGTGTCAGCAAGTCGAAACGATCCTCCCGCCTCCGTTCCCGGATGGAGCCTGGGAGGGCGGAACAGACAGCGCGTCTTTTATCCCGCCGGAGGAGCCGGTCTTCTTCGGAATCGATCTCTCACAAGATCGGCGCTGGACGTCGATCGGCGTCTGCGGAAAGCGGAGGGATGGCCATTGGCACATTGAGACCGTGGCCAGACGCGTCGGGACGGAGTGGGCGATCGATTGGTTCCGGGAAAGATCTCTCAAGGGGCGAATGAAGCTCGCCTTCCAATCCCGCGGGGCGCCTGTCTCCGGATTGGCGGAGCAAATCTGCACGATTCCGGGGATTGAACGAATAGGCATCGAAGGAGCGGACCTGTCGAACGGATGGGGCCGCTTTTATGATGGCGTCGCGGCCTGCCTTCCGGACGGCCAGGGCGCAAAGATCTACCATCTGCCGCAGCCGGTCATGGACACACCTGGCCACACGATGCAGCTGAAGCAGATGGGCGGAGGAGTGAAGCTCCCGGACCGCGTGAAGAGTCCGGACGACATCGCGCCGCTTTTCGCCTGCGTGATGGCCTTCTCCGCGGCATCAAAACCAACAACAACCGGGAAGATCTACGAGTCCGCCTATGAGAGCGGATCGAGTCTGACTTTTATCTAACAGAGAGGGGGCGGGTTAATGCCCGGAATCCTGGAACGGTGGCGGGGTTTGTTCCGCCAGCCGATCTATCATTTCAGCTTCGGACCGGACGCTCCGGATCAGGTGCTGAATCTGACAGCTCGGAACCTCTACAACACACAAGACAATCTCGCTGCGGTCGTCAATTTCATCTCCAGCTCGATCGCACAGCTGCCGCTCAAGGTCTACACCAGGGACGAGAACGACGAGCGGAAGCGCGACCGGGACAGCGTCGCGGCGAAGCTCCTCTGGAAGCCGAACGGCGATCAGACGGAATATGAGTTCATGTTCTCCCTCGTGGCGGAGCTGAAGATCTTCGGCTGCGTCTACGTCTGGAAACTCCCGGACCCGGACAGCGACAGCGGATATCAGATCCGGATCATCCCGACGGATTGGGTCACGAACACCGAAAAGGTCACGCCTTACGGACCGGACAAGATCCGCGTCACGGCGGACGGGTATGGAAACATCGAGATCCCGCGGGCGGAGTTCGTCCGGTTCTGCACATTCTCGCCGGGGAATCCGGCCGGATATGTCTCGCCGATCAGCGCTCTCCGGCAGACGCTGGAGGAGCAGATCCAGGCGGGACGCTTCCGGAAGGAGCTTTGGAGATCATCCGGACGTCTGAACGCGCAGATCGTCAGGCCGAAAGACGTCCAACCGTGGACGGATGAGACCAAGAAGAAGTGGGTCGAAGCCTTCCGGGAAGCCTGGGGAGCCGGTGGAAGCAAAGCCGGATCCATCCCGCTCATGGAAGACGGAATGGAGATCAAAACCTTCAACGCGTCCTTTAAGGAGCAGCAATGGGTCGAGAGCGTGAAGCTCTCCCGCGAGGCCGTCGCGGCAGCGTATCGGATCAATCCTTCCCTGGTCTGGCACAGCGACACGCAGACATACGCATCGAGCAAAGACAACGCTCGCGCTCTGTATGCCGAATGTCTCGGTCCGGATCTCCAGATGATCCAGCAGCGGATCAATTCGTTCCTCCTGCCGATGATCGGCGCGTCTCCGGACACTTATGTCGAGTTTGATCTCACCGAGAAGCTCAAGGGCGATTTCGAGCAGAGAGCAGCTGTCATCCAATCCAGCGTCGGCGGACCGTGGTTGACCAGGAACGAGGCGCGGCGTGATAACAATCTGCCTCCGATCGAGGGCGGCGACGAGCTGATCGTCCCGCTGAACGTGGTCACCGGCGGACAGGCGAGTCCGCAGGACACGCACACGAACCAGATGAGCCGGACGGTCCTCTGCTCTTGCGGAAAGAATCATCCGAAGACCAAGGCGGAGGAAGAGCCGGAGGAGATCAGCATCAGCGGCAAGGTCCCGCAGAGAGAACAGGACAAGGTCGCGGATCTGCTTGATGGTTTCTTCAAGCGTCAGGCCAAGAGCATCATCCCGAAGCTCGGAGCAGAGGCGGATTGGTGGAACGAGGAGCGCTGGAACAAGGAACTCGCGGACGATCTGGAGCCGGTGATGGACGAGATCGCCACAAAGCACGGCGAGAAGATGGCCAGGGCGCTCGGTGTCGAGTATGTCGCCGAGAAGACCGTCAACTATCTCCGCAAGATGGCGGAGGGACGGGCGGAAACCATCAACGCAGAGACCAAGAAGAAGATCCAGCAGGCCGTGGACGACGCGGACGAGGACGAGGAGGATCCGGAGGATGTGGTCCGTCATGAGATGGACAAACGCTCCGACGTGGACGCTGCTCTCCTGGGCGCGATGCTTTCCAAGGTCGCGGCCGGATGGGGAACCGAAGAGGCGGCCAGGCAGGCCACCGATCAGGGATCCAGGAAAAAGGTCTTCAAGGTCTGGGAGACCGGGGCGAACGCTCGCGAATCTCATCAGCTGATGGACGGCGAGACGGTCCCGATCGACGAGCCTTTCTCAAATGGCGCAGATTGGCCGGGGGACGACTCCCTTGATCCGGACGAGTCCTGCGGATGCAACTGCTCCACGCGAGTCATCATCATCGAAGAATGAGGAGGAGAACCATGAAAACAAAAGAGTTTAATGTCCAATACAAGGACGAAGGATCCGGCAGCGTGGAAGGCTACGCCAGCACATGGATCCGGAAGGCGGACTCCTATGGCGACGTCGTCGCCAAGGGCGCCTTCACCAAGACGCTCAAGGAGCGCTGGAACGGCGGAAAGGGTATCCCGTTCCTCTGGGCGCATCAGATGGACAATCTCAAGAGCATCATCGGCACGGCGGAGGCCGATGAGGACGAGAAGGGCCTGCACTTCGTCGCAAAGTTCGACGAGAGCGAGGAGGCCCAGAAGGTCCGGTCTCTGTATAAGGACGGACGGCTCAAGAAGTTCTCCTTCGCTTATGACGTTCTGAAGGCGGGCGAAGTCACGCTGGACGACGGGGCGAAGGCATACGAACTCCAGGAGCTGGATCTGTTCGAGATCTCCGCGGTCATGGTCCCGGCCAATGATGACGCCGGAGTCGTGGACGTGAAGTCCGGACGCCGGAACAGCAAGGCGGACGAGGACAAGATCAAGCAGGCAATCAAACTCCTCCAGGATGTCCTGGGCGAGATTGATCAGGAAGAAACCGACGAAGGAGAGGACGATCCGGAAGGCAACGCGGGAGCGGAGGACCGGAAGGAAAGCAATCCGGAGAAGGATGAAATCCTGGAATACATCAAAGAAAAATTTATCAAAAGAGAGGAGAACTAACCATGAAAAAGAAGCTCGAAGAACTCAAGGCTAAACTGGCCGAAAAGCTGGAAGCCGCAGAAGCCGGGGACAAGGACGCGAAAGCGGAAGCCGTGAAGCTCGGCGCTGAAATCGAAAGCCTCGAAGCAGCGATCAAAGACGCAGAAGAGAAAGCTCATCTGCTGACTCTGATCGGCAAGAAACCCGAAAAGGATGACGAGACCGTCGAGACTCCCGCGAGGAGCCTGGGCGAGCATTTCGTCAAGTCCATGCCGAAGACCCACGAGAAGCGGTTCACCATCGCCGCGAAGGCGTACAATGATCCGCTGGCCATCGGAACTCCCGGATCTCCCCAGGTCCCGCGGGCGCTGGTCACCGATATCGACAAGAATATCGTGACCGAAGCGCTGCCGGAAACCTTCCTCCGGTCCCTGTTCGGCGCTGAATCCATCAGCGGGAACGCGCTGACCTACTTCGTCGAAGGCGCCATCGAATCCAACACCGGCAGCGGCCAGAGTCCCTATGGTTTCGATCCCACCGACGAAGGCGCTGCCAAGCCGCAGATCTCCTTCGCTGATCCTTCTCCCGTGACCGTGGCGCTGGACAAGCTGGCCGCGTTCATCAAGGAGACCGACGAATACATTGACGACGCTCCCTTCCTGGCCAGCGCCATCAATGGCCGTCTGCTGAATTATCTGCGCCTCCGTGAGGAAGCGTATCTGCTGACCAAGCTGAAGGCCGCGAGCATCACCTCCGACACCACCAGCTGGGCCAACAGCGCCACCGGCCAGGACATCGCCGACCTGATCTTCGAGAAGATCATGAAGGTCCAGGCGGACAGCGGCTTCGCTGCCGACGCGATCATCATGAACCCGAAGACCTGGCAGATCCTGCGTCTGGCCAAGACCACGACCAAGGAATACATCGGCGGCGGCTACTTCGCCGACGGCCAGGGCAAGCAGCTCTGGGGTGTCCCGGTGTATTGCAGCTCCTTCGCGGCTGCTCCTGTCTCCGGTTCTGCTACCGGTGAAATCTTCGTCGGTTCTTTCAAGGCTTGCGCATCTGTCGTGAGCAAGGGCGGCGTCTCCGTTGAGGCGACCAACACCGACCAGGATGACTTCATCAAGAACCGCATGACCATCCGCTGCGAAGAGCGCCTCGCTCTCGCCGTGCGTCGGCCTGCTGGCTTCGTGAAGATCGTGAAGTCTGCCTCGGACCCTATTTGAGTCCGTTGGTAGACGCAGACATATCAGCGGACACAGATCTCCTCGGTAAAACCGTATCAGATCTGCAAGAGGATATCGTCATCAGTAACGGCGTGATCAGCGGCACATTGCATTATGTGACGGGATACACCGGATTCGACGCAAGTCATCCGGAACTCCAGGAAGGTCACTTCCTCGCTCTCCACGCAGAAGCTGAAGACGCGACTTCGATCTCTGTGCGGCCCCTGGGAAGCGCGGCGGATCCGGTTCCGCTGGACGCTGACGGCTTGTATATCCTTCATATCGTGAACGCCACCGGCATCGAGTATTATACCGTGATCGACGGCGTGACCTATCTGAACGTCTACAAGTTCGACGGCCTGGTCATGGAACCGAAAGAAGACGATTAACGACGAAGGGGCGCAGCTGAAAGGCTGCGTCCCTTTTTCCGAAAGAAGGTGAAGCACCAATGAAAACGCTGGTTTTTGATGGGAATAAGCTGATCGACCTGGGATCGGCCGAAGCCAAGAAGGCGAAGAAGGAAGAGCCGAAGACGAAAGCCGTTAAGCCTTCCAACAAGGCCGGAAAGGCGGCGAACAAATGAGCCTGCTGACACAATGGGGATATACCATCACCAACGCGGACGCTCTGGCGGCTATGCTATCGCCGGAAGACTTCAACACGCTCACCGCGAGCAAATTCGCGGGAGACGCGAGGATCTCTCCGGAGCTGGCCGCGGCCTGCATGGGCCTCCGGAACTATTGCGGATGGCACGTCTATCCCGCGCAGACTTGCTCGTTCTCCGAGCGGCTGCTCTATGGCAACGGCAGGATCAAGCGCGTCGGATCTGATTACCTGATCCAGCTCCCGGCGGCGTATGTGACCGGAGTGACATCCGTCACGATCGGCGGAGAAGCCTGGACGGACTTCTCTTTCGAGACGAATGGCATCCTGCGCCTGTTCGACGTATACGATCACAAGCTCACGCGCAAGACGGAGATCGTCGTGACGTATACGGCAGGCATCCCGACCGCGCTGATGGATTCCATCAAGGAACTGATCGCCGGAAGAGTGTCGAGGGCGCTGACGATGACCAACGGCGTCGCGAGCGAATCCGCGGGCGGCGTTTCTGTGTCTTACACGCAGAACTGGTCCAGCGGCGGAGGCGCGGGTGCTTTGCAATCGACGGACGTCGAAACGCTGGAACCGTACAAGCTGCGGGGGGTGTTCTGATATGGCGCTTCCATCATGGGCGAATGATACGGTCACGAGGATCCGGCCGGGGACGAAAGACGTCCGCGGATCCATCGTCCCGGATTGGACAAAGTCGACGAGCGAGAACATCACCGGATGCTCGATGCAACCAGCAGCGACGGCGCTCTCCCAGGATGGACGCGTTCTCGGTATCTCCGAAGGATATACCGGTTATTTCCCGCCGGGAACCGATATCGCCGCAGGCGATAAGATCCAATTCGACGGGAATGACTATCAGATCATCGGCGAGCCGAGACCGTGGAAGTCTCCGACCGGGAGAGTGACACACATCCAGGCGCAGCTCGAAAGGTGGTCGGGATAATGGCCAAGCAAGTCGAGATCGAGTTCTTCTCGGAAGGCTTCGAGCAGATCCTGACATCCGGCGGGGTTATGAGCGCGGTCGAAAGCGCGACCAATGGCATCTGGGCGCGGGCGAACGCAAACAACACACGCGGAGGAACGGGATTCCATTCCGGAACCCGTATCGGACGCGCATACGGGAGCCAGCGGGCGCTCGGTTTCGTCTATACGACGGACCGGAAGAGCGCCATCGCAGAGGCGGAGGATAAAGCATTGAGTGAGGCGGTGAGCGCAGGATGAGCAGCAGCGTACAGATCAGACGGTCCGTCGACATCGAAGACGAAGTCCGGACCGCGCTGAAGAGCTACATGACCGTTTATTGCCGTCCTCTCCCGGCGAACTTCTCCACACCGTGCATCCTGGTCACACAGGTCGGCGGAACGGACGCAGACGGACAGATCGACACCTTTGAGGTGACGCTGGACGCCAGGGCGACCGATGAAGGGACCGCAAACGAAACACTCCGGAACGCGATCGCGCTCCTGCGGAAGGCCGCGGGGGAACAGACCACCGCGATCCGGCATATCTCGGTAAATACATCCGGCAGCTGGGGATCTGATCCCGTCAGGCCGGATCTTTCGATGTATTCGGCGCGGATCAGCGTCGTCGCACATCTGGAAAACAAAACGATAACGTATTAAGGAGGACGAACACATGGGCAGCAATGCAGTAAACCTCGGAATCGGTGCCGCGAGTGGTATGTTTTTCCATGCCGCCGCCGGAACTGCTCTTCCGACCTATCCGACCGAGACGCTCGCGAGCGCCTGGAAGGAAGTCGGATTCATCGCCCAGGATGGCATCACCTGGCATCATGGCCGGTCCGCCGAGCCGCTGAAGGATTGGAGCAACTCCATCCGCAGGCAGCTCCAGAGCGACGCCACCGGCACGGTGGCCGCTCCGATCATCTCCACGACCAAGGAAGTCTTGCAGACTCTCTTCGGCGCGAGCGCCGTCGTTGAGACGGCCGCGACGTCCGGCCACGGCAAGCTGGAGAAGATCGAGGTCAAAGAGGGCGTCATGTCCGGCGAGGAGGCCTTCCTGTTCCTGATGAAGGACGGAGACGATACCTTCATGCTCGGAACCACGCGGGGCCTGATCACCGCTCTGGACGATGTTTCCTTCGCTCCCGGATCCGCGATCACCTGGAACGCCACGGTCAGCGCGGACGCCTGGACGTTCATGAAGGACGACGGCCAGAAATCTACCTGATAGGAGGACGAACACATGGGCAGCAATGTTGTAAATCTCGGAATCGGCGCGGCGACGGGTATGTTCTTCCATGCTCCGAAAAACACCGCGCTCCCGGCGTATCCGACAGCTGATCTCTCCTCGACGGATTGGGAGGAGGTCGGATATATCTCCCAGGATGGCATCACCTGGCATCATGGCCGGTCCGCCGAGCCGCTGAAGGACTGGAGCAACTCCATCCGCAGGCAGCTCCAGAGCGACGCCACCGGCACGGTGGCCGCTCCGATCATCTCCACGACCGCGGAGGTCCTCAAGACCATCTTCGGCGAGAACAACGTGACGGAGGCCGTGGCCAGCTCCTCTCACGGCGCTCTGACTTCCATCGAGGTCAAAGAGGGCGTCATGTCCGAGGAAGAGGCCTTCCTGTTCCTGATGAAGGACGGAGACGATACCTTCATGCTCGGAACGACCAGCGGCTTTATCACCGCTCTGGACGACATCTCCTTCGCTCCCGGATCCGCGATCACCTGGAACGCCACGGTCAGCGCGGACGCCTGGACGTTCATGAAGGACGACGGCCAGGTCATCCCGCCGAGTCCGTAACCAATCGAAACCATAAAAAAGGAGTAAAAAATCATGGCTGAAGTGTTTACACTCAAAAAGCGCCAGCGCTTCCAATTCGCGCTGGAGGAAGATCCCGGCAAAGTCTACTCTCTCCCGCCGCTGTCGAGCCTCTCTTTTGAGGACGCGCAGCTGATGGCCAAGCTCGGCGACGAGACGACCATCGTCAAACAGGGCGAGAAGATCAAGAAGTTCATTCTCGGAAAGTGTCCGGAGCTGGAAGGCAAAGGCCTCGAAGATATGGAATTTTATGAGATCTTCAACGCCTACGCAATGAGCGAAGGGAAAGACAAGCTGGGGGAATCGAAGGCCTCGCCCAATTCGTAACAGAACACCGCGAGGCTGTTGAAAAAGACCTGCTGATCAAAGCAGGCCGCAGCCTGGAAGACATCGGGCGCACTCTCTCATGGAGTGCGCTCGGTGCTTTTTTGCGTCATCTGGACATAGACAGCGAGACGGCGCGGGAGCTGGATCCGGAGCTGACGGCATGGGGAAGCGCGGTCAAGACAAACGCGATCCTGGCGGACATCTTTGACGTCCTGGCCATGATCAACGCGAACCTCTGCGCCATCGGATCCGGGAAGAAGGCAAAGACGCCGAAGAAATACGCTCGCCCAGGCGACAAGGACAAGAAGAAAATCGGGAAGAACGCACTCCCGCCGGATGAGCTGCGGGCGTGGTTTGATAAAAAACGGAAAGAGCATAACAAATCCAAGCAGGAGGAGGCGAATCGTCAATGATCGAAGTCGCGCAAGCGTCGGTAACTATCATCCCGACCATGAAAGGCGCACAGCAGACGATCACGAAGGAAATGACGTCCACGACGGACACCGCGGCCGAAAAGGCTGGCAAGTCCTCCGGGCAGAAATTCTCCTCGAAGTTTGGAAGCGCGATCAAATCCGGGGCGAAGACGATCGCGACAGCCGTCACCGCGGCCGTCGGCACGGTCTCCGCTCTGTCCGCATCTTTCTACAACGCCGCGAAGGCTACGGCCGAGTTTGGCGATCATATCGACAAAATGTCCCAGAAGATGGGAATCTCGACGGATGCCTATCAGGAATGGGACTTCATCGCGCAGCACTCCGGGACGAGCATGGACTCCCTCAAGACGTCCATGACGAAGCTGTCCACGGCAGCGGCGAACGGATCAGACGCTTTCCAGAAGCTCGGCATCTCGGCGGAGGACGCGCAGAAGATGAGCCGGGAGGAACTTTGGAACAAGACGATCACCGCGCTCACCGGCGTCGAGGATGAGACTGAACGCGCCAGGATCGCGCAGGAGCTTTTCGGCAAGGGCGCGACCGAGATGGGCGCCTTGCTGAATATGTCCGCGGAGGAGATCGAGGCCATGCGCCAGCAGGCCCACGATCTCGGAATCGTCATGTCCGAAGAGGACGTCAAGGCCGCAGCGGCCTTCCAGGATTCCCTCCAGAACATGACGCAGAGCTTCACCGGCCTCAAGAACAGGATGACGGCGGAGTTCCTGCCGGGGATCACGACCATCATGGACGGCCTGACGCAGATCTTCTCCGGAGACGGTGAGGGCGGCGTGGCCAAGATCAAGGAAGGCGTCGCCAGCATCTCGACAAAGATCCAGGAAGTCCTTCCGGATCTGATCTCGACCGGGACGCAGATCATCTCGTCCATCCTGGACGCGATCACGGACAATCTGCCTCTGCTGATGCCTCTGGCGGCGTCCATCATCACGACGCTGGCCACGAACATCGTCAAGGCGATCCCGGCGCTCCTGGACACCGGCCTCTCGATCCTGACAGAGCTGATCAAGGGCATCGTCGACAACGGGCCGGAGATGATGAAGCAGGCGACGGTCGTCCTGACGAACTTCATGACCAGCATGAGCGAGAAGCTCCCGGAACTGCTGACGACCGCGGCGGATCTCGTGGCCATGCTCCTCACCGGCATCATCGAAAACGCGCCGACGCTGATCACCGGTGCGATCACAGCCGTCACGAACTTCGTGACAGGCATCGCCGAGAAGCTACCGGACATCCTGTCCAAGGGCGGCGAAATGGTCACCAACTTGATCAGCGGCATCACGCAGAACGCTCCGACCATCCTGACGACCATCGGGACGGCGATGGGCGACATCATCAAGAAGATCGGCGAATCCCTTCCAGATCTGCTGGCCAAAGGCGCGGAGATCACGAACAACATCCTCTCCGGTCTGAATGAAAACGCGCCGGGGATCGCATCGGCCATCGGGACGATCATGGAGTCCATCGGCAAGGCCATCGGAGACGCCTTCCCTGGGATCTCCAGCGGGATCTCCGACATCATCAAGGCTTTCGAGCCGCTGATGAAGGACATCACGTCTACTTTCTCCGACGTCGTGAAGACCATCTCTGGAGCCGTGACGGACATCGTCAAGGCGCTCGCTCCGTATATCCCGGAGATCACAAAGATCGTCACCAAGACGACCGAGCAGCTCCCGAAGATCATCGACAGCTTCAACGGCATCGTCCAGACGATCTCCAAGGCGATCACGGACATCGTCGCCGCGATCGCTCCTTATATTCCGGACATCACGAAGATGGTCACGGAGACGACGAAGCAGCTGCCGAGCATCATCTCGGCCTTCAATGACATCGTCAAGAGCATCGGAGACGCGATCACCAAGATCGTCGCGGCCATCGCGCCATACATCCCGGACATCACGAAGATGGTCGAAACGACCGTCTCCAAACTGCCAGAGATCATCAGCGCCTTCAAAGACGTCCTGGCGCAGATCGGGCCGATCATTGACTCCATCGGAACCGTGATCGAGAAGATCGGGACGGCGGTCGTCAACATCGTCACGAGCGTCGGGGACAACATCACCAAGATCGTCGGCAGTTTCTCCGATCTGCTCTCCCAGGTGAGTCCGATCATCGACTCCGTCGGTGAGGCGATCGCCAAGATCGGGACCGCGCTGGCGGAGGTTGTGACGAGCGTCGGCGGAAGCATCGCCTCGATCGTCGAGTCCTTCGCGACGCTGAACACGTCGCTCTCCGAGCCGATCAAGGCCGTCGGATCTCTGATCGAGTCCATCGGCACGGCCATCGGGACGGTCGTCGAGGCCGTCGGGAACTGCGTCTCTTCGATCAATGAGAGCTTTGCCAAGGTCCTCGACTCCCTCAAGGGCGTCATCGACTCCATCGGCGAAGGTGCGGTCAAGGCGGGCGAAGGATTCTCCACGCTGGCCGACGCGATCATCAAGCTCGTCAACCAGACCGGCTTCTTCGACCTGGCGGCAACGCTGACGAAGGTGGCCGGAGCGGTCGGCGACATCGCGAAGACCGGCAAGGACGCCGGGGACGCATACACAAACCTCGAAAAGCTGGTCGGCACTCTCGGACAGCTGGCGGAGTCTAACTTCGGGACCATGTCCACGAACCTCCAGACGATCGCGGATAAGCTCTACACGATCACGCTCTACACGCCGACGCTGACGGACACGAAGAAGAACCTGGAAGACCTCGGCAAGGTCAAGCTCGACAACCTGTCAAACCAGCTCGAAAACGCGAAGAACAAGGCGAAGGCTTTCACGGATGAAGGGAAGACCGGCTTCGAGAATCTGCAAAAGACGATCACCGATAAGACGAAGACCGCGTCCACCGACGTCCAGAACAAGCTCCAGGAGATGGAGAACAACTTCAAGAACAAGCTGTCCTCGATCCAGACCAACGTCACCAACACCTTCAACACCATCCAGACCACGATCTCGGACAAACTCAAGTCCGCATCCACGGACGTGACGTCCAAGTGGACGGAGATCGAGAACACTTTCAAGAACAAGCTGTCCTCGATCCAGACCAACGTGACGAACACGCTCGACACGATCAAGAACACGATCACGGACAAGATGAAGGCGGCGTCGACCGAGGTGACGAGCAAGTGGACGGAGATTGAGAACACTTTCAAGAACAAGTTGTCCTCGATACAGACCAACGTGACCAATACGTTCACGACCATCCAGACGACCATCACGGACAAGATGAAGACCGCGTCCACGGACGTCACCTCCAAGATGGGCGAGATCGAGACAACCTTCTCGACGAAGCTGTCCTCGATCCAGAAAAACGTCACCGACACCTTCAACACCATACAGACCACGATCACCGATAAGCTGAAGAGCGCATCGGACGAGGTCAAGTCGAAGATGGAAGAGATCTCCAAGAAGATCTCGACGGAGATGTCCGCGGCATCGACTTCGATCTCTACGGAGTCCGGAGGCTGGAAAACGACCGTCGAATCCGCGATCAAGGCCGTCAAGGATCTCTTCCCGTCCTCCTTCTCCTGGGACGTCCCGGCGCTGCCGGAGCTTTCCTGCGGATGGGGCGACACGGTGAAGGCCGCGATCAAGGACGTCAAGGATCAATTTCCGTCCAACTTCTCATGGGATATTCCGACGCTGAAGATCCCGGCACTCGCGCCGCACTTCAAGCAGAGCGGGAAATGGGAATTTGATGACGAAGGCAATATCACCAAGACGCCGAGCATCTCGATTGATTGGTATCGCAGAGCCGCGACGATGGGCGCTCTGTTCACGGAGCCGCAGATCATCGGCGTCGGTGATGCGGCGCAGCCGGAACTCCTGATCGGCGAGGACACGCTCTTCGATAAGATCCGGGACGCGGTCGCGCTGGGGAACGGTTTCAACCAGACGAACAACATCACGGTCCAGGATGCGAACACGGCCAGCGAAACGGCCCGCATGATCCGCAACCAGACCAGACAGCTATTGAACAGGATGAGGGGTGGAGTATGAGCATCAATCGCAGCGCAACCTTCACCAACACGGAGGACAATGTCAATCTGATCGTTGACAGCGAATGTCCGGGAATCTTGATCGAACAGATCGAGGGGATCTATGCGTTCATTGGGGAGGTGAAAACCTCCCCTTATTCGCAGACCAACGGCGACCGCTACAAGAACACGCGGGCGGTCAAACGGAACATCGTCGTCACCGGGAAGATCTTCGACGACTTCTGGGAGAATCGTCAGCTGATGTATCGGGTCTTCCGCCTGGGATCGGTCGGGCGCTTCTGCTACACAGAGCCGGATAGATCTAACCGATACGCGGATTACTATGTCGAATCCGTGGACATCGACCAGGATCCCTTCCGCGGACAGTATCAGATCTCGCTCATCTGTCCGGATCCGTTCTTCTATGCCGGGGAGATCGAGGCCGTCGACCTCGCCTCCTGGATCTCTGACTTCGAGTTTACACATGAGTTCGTCGCGGAGGGTGAGGAGCTGGGCCACCGGGAGACATCCATGATCCAGGAGATCCAGAACCTCAACGGCGTCGACGGGATCGGGATGAAGATCATCCTGACGGCCTCCGGCAACGTGACGAATCCTTATGTCTATCTCTATGAGACAGGCGAGAAGATCGCCATCGGCACGGAGGCGAACCCGTACACGCTGAACAGCTCCAAGCGCATCGAGATCGACACGACCACCGGCAAGAAGAACATCGTCCAGGTCGCGAACAACGTGACCACGCGGATCAATGAATATCTGGATCCGGATTCGTCCTTCTTCCAGCTGGGCGCAGGCATCAACACAATCGGATATAACGCTGCATCCGGATCGAACTATCTGAACGTCCGGATCGAGTATAAGATGAGGTTCTTGGGCGTATGAGTATCGAGGTTAGAATCTATAACCCGTCTCTGGAACTCCAGGGCGTGATCGACGAGTTCTCGTCGCTGATCTGGATCCGGCGCTATCAGACGCCGGGAGAGTTCGAGATCAGGACGCCATACGCGGCGGAATCGAAGCGCCTCCTGATCCCGGAGAACATCGTCCAGAAGTTCGACGGCAAGGAGACCGTCGAGGCCGGAGTGATCGAGAATATCTTCATGAACCAGAACGAGATCATCATCAAGGGACGGTTCCTCGAAAGTTATCTCGACCGGCGGCTCATCAAGGCGACCACCTATTACACCGGGAACGCGGAGGACTCCATCCGGAGCATCATCTCGAACATGGTCGCGATCCCGCTGCTCTCCCTGGGAACGGATCACGGCCTGACAGAGACGCTCGTCTTCCAGGCGACATACAAGAGCGTCCTCAACATCGTCTCGAAGGCTTGCAGAGCGACCGGCCTCGGATTCCGGATCCGTCCGGATTTTGCGACGCGGAATCTGTACTTCGAGGTCTACAAGGGCGCGGACAGGACGTCCAGCAGCGGCGCGAAAGTCATCTTCTCGGAGAAGTATGACAACCTCATGAATGAGGCTTACTCCTACGACTCGACGGCCTACAAGACGAAGGCTTTCGTCTCGCAACTGATCAATGACGTCCGGGTCGCGTATGACGTCGGCGGAGGAACCGGCCTCGGCCTGCGGGAGGTTCACGTCCCGACGACCGTGGACACGAACAACAAAACCGCCGCGGAGATCAAGGCGAGCATGGAGAACCAGGGCCAGCGGGCGCTTGACTCCAAGACCATCAAGGAGAGCTTCACGTTCTCCACGGATGCGGACTCGCCTTTCATCTATCGGACAGATTACGACATCGGCGACCAGGTTCACGTCAATCACATCTCATGGAATATCAACCTCGCTCTCCGGATCTCGGAGATCGAGGAGGATTATGAAGGCGGAGGCCGGGAGATCTTCCTGACCTGCGGCTCACCGCTTCCGGAGATCATGGACTTTGAGGAGGGATAAAATGTCTGTTTACGCACAAGACTATGGTTATTTCTTTAACAGCAATAACCACGACAGAACCTACAACGCGGAGAGCTTCGAGACATGGCTCAAGCCTTTCTTCCAGACAGGCGTCTTCCAGGGCGGTCTCCAGGTCAAAGCGCAGACGACGCCGGACATGAGCGTCCAGGTCACGCCGGGATATGCGAACCTCAACGGCAAGCCTGCTTATTGGTCCGACACGAACACGCTGGCCATCGCGACGGCCTCCGGCGTATATGACCGGATCGACACGATCGTTCTCCGGAGGGACAACACGAACCGGACGATTTCCATCGAGGTCGTGACCGGGACGGCGTCCTCCAATCCGCAGCCGACCGCGCCGACAAGGAACAACGACATCTTTGAGCTGGTCATCGGCCAGATCCGCGTCGGCGTCGGTGTGACGTCGATCACGGCGGCGAACGTCTACGACACGCGCCTCGACTCCACGATCTGCGGCTATGTGGCTGCGACGGTCACGGAGATCGACTTCGACCAGATCAAGGAGCAGTTTGAGGGATGGCTGGCGCAGACGGAGAGCCAGACAGCGGCGGCTTATGCTGCATACTTGCAGGAGCTGGCGGACTATCTCGAAGCCTACCAGAGCCAGATCAACGCCGACGAGACGGCAGCGGCGGGCGATTATGCCAACTTCAAGGCCACGATCGAAGATTATATCGAGCAGCTGGCGGAGATCATCGACGCTGGGGACGTGGGGCCGATTGTCCTGCGTCTGACGCAGCTGGAGGAGGATTTCCTTTCCTTCCCGTGGAGACGGCCGGAGGGCCTTCTGACGGACCAGAGCGGGAACGAGATCGAGGACGAGAACGGGGATCCGATCAACATCACTACGCTATCGCTGGCGGAGGTTGCCGCCGGGGTAATAAACGCGAAGCTACATCGCTAAAAGGAGGAAAGGAAACATGGCAACCATCAACACTTTCGGCAACAAAGAGACGCCGGTCCTGGAAGATCTGCTCCATCTGTGGAGTACATCCGACGGGGCGGACATGAACATCGATCTCGAACAGCTCCGGGATCTGATGGTCGGCGTCCTGGCCAACCTGGACACGACGGACAAGACGTCCATCATCGCGGCCATCAATGAGCTGAACGGGCCGGTCAAGTATATGTCCGGCAAGCCTCGCAACAGCGAGTATAACGGCCGGAACCTCAAAGACGTCTTCGGAACCGCTGCGGACTTCGCCGCGGCCGTCTTCGCCGGGGACTTCTCCCAGATCGAGGACGGCGATTATTGGCCTTTGGAGATCTCCGGATCCGTCCATGATTACTCCCTTGCGAGTGATTACACCAAGACGATCAACACGACCATGAAGATGGAGGTCATGATCAATCCGTATTGGAAATACGGCGACTCCGGAAAGATCGCGGACGGTTATCCGCATCTGCTCATGTGCAGCCGGGATCTGCTTCCCTGGACGCTGAAATACAGATCAGACAACTCCACATGGTACAACAGCGCAAACAATCCGGACAGCACCAAGAATCCTTGGCTCGGTTCCGCTCTGTATGAGACGCTGAACAACACCACCGACGGCCTCGCGAAGCTGATCTTGGCGGGCGAGCTGGGGAACTACGTCCACAAGGGACCGAACAATCTGGGCATGAGGTCCAGAATGGAAAACAAGACCGCAGCGGCCACCGCGGCGACAGCTGGCGGATGGTATAACCGCGGGATCCTGTTCCTCCCGACCGAGAAGGAGGTCTGGGGAAATGCGATCTTCAGCAAGGGCGACGGACTCGTCCAGAGCGCGGTCCTGCAATGGCCGCTCTTCGCCGGATCTCGTAGGCACATCGTCAAGGGACTCGGAGAGGGCGGGTCCCGCAGCGCCTGGTGGTGTGAGTCGTCTTCGGAGGGCAGCGCCACCGATTTCACTTTTGTCAACAGCCACGGGAATCCCTACTACTACAGCGCGGGCGACTCGCTTGGGGTGCCGGTCTGCTTCCTGCTCGCGGCGAACGCGTAAAACCTCCGGCCCCTTTAGCGGGCCGGAGAACTCTTTTCGATTACGGAGCGTAAATCATGAGCAACGTCTTCCGAAGATTTCATAAACCGACAGGGATCGACTATTGGGACAACGCGGTCGAGGCGGACGGTGAACTGTTCCGGATCCTGACGAACGAGAAGATCGTTCCGAAGAGCCGAAGGTTTATCTATACGATTCCGATCTTGAGCCTCATGGGGAAAGAATGGAATTATATCGGACTCGCCTTTGACACATATCCGGCCGGGAATGACGCGGAGGAGAAGCTCAAGCGAAAGAAGGACGCCTTCCGAAACGCCAGGGACATCAATGAGGCGATCATCCGTCAGCTCCAGGCGATGGTCCGGAGACATCCGGAGATAGATATCGACAAGCTGGATCACCTCGGAGATCTGCTCACAAAGGAATCAAGCCTCCTCGACAAGGCCAGAGAGAACAGCCGGGTCCAGAAGGGCCAGACGAAAGCTCAACGACCTCCGGCGAGGGTGGCAAGATAACAGCTCGCTTTCTGTTACGCAGCGCCCAGGCTGGGCGGGTCCCGCAACAACTGGTGGTGTGAGTCGTCTTCGGAGGGCAGCGCCACCGATTTCACTAATGTCAACAACAACGGGAATCCCAACAACAACAGCGCGGGCAACTCGAATGGGGTGCCGGTCTGATTCCGTCAGGGAGTCCGCGGACGCGATCCGGCGTCAGCGAACCAGGCCAGACCAAGTATCCGAAAGGAGAAAGCAGAGCCAAGACAGGAAGGAGAAAACGAGCGAGCGGGCAAGGCCGCTAAAATTCCGCGGCGATGCCGACGGGCGGACGCTGCTTGCATGGGCGGTGATTGCGCCTCTCCCGCTTTCATGCCTGGACGGCTATGCAGATAGAAACGCGCAGCGATAATAATTCTGTACGCCTCGGTTTTTTCGGGAGTGTGAGCAATGACGAGCGAGGAACGGCACAAAGCCAGGGAGAAACGCAGGAAAGCAAAGCGGGCAGAGAAACGGAAGCGGGATCTCGCTCCGTTCGACAACTATGAGAACATGATCAGCAGCCGCAGCCTATACCGGGCCGCGGTTGTTTCTCGTCACGGCGTCGGATGGACGGCCAGCGTCCAGAGATATCACATCAATCTTCTCCGGAACACCTGGGACCTACACCGGAAGCTCATGAACGAGGAAAACGTGATCATGGGTTTCATCTGCTTCGATCTGATGGAACGCGGAAAGCTCCGGCACATCCGGAGCGTCCACTTCAAGGAGCGCGTGGTCCAGAGGAGCCTTTGCGATAATGCGCTGATCCCTGTCTTGAGCCGCGGCCTCGTCTATGACAACGGCGCGAGCCTCAAGGG